AATACCATCTCCTATGGATTTACAACTTATAGAATCAAAGTCAACAATATCTGATGACAAAAATAAAGTTGAACAGGCAGTGGATAATTACTATGGAGAAGCTGGAGTTTCAAAAGCACTTATATCTTCCGCATCTAGTGGCTCCGAATTAAAACTTTCTATGAAAGTTGATTCTTCTGATATATATAGAATATATCGTCAAATTGAAGCATGGGTAGATTTACAAATGAAACTTCGAGGACATATCTATAATGACTATCAGTTTGTATATCGTATTCTACCAACTACAATTTTTGATGTAGATGATTATGTTGATAGGAGATTAAAATTAGCACAGGCTTCATTACCAATTAAAGAAGAACTTTTAAGTGCTATAGGCGTAAATACTGCAAAGATGCTTGGTAATTCATTTACTGAACAGATATTTAAGGAAGATATCTATGATAAGTGGGAGGTATTAAAGACCTCATACACTACTACCAACGGTGGATCAGAAAGTGGCGCTCCAATGAAAGATGAAACAGAAATTAGTGATATAACTCAAAAAACTCGTGATAACGATAGTAATAATCCTGACAACAGGGTATGAAAAGAATAATATTTATTGTGTAGTTTACTAATTAGTGTAAATCTTCCAGATATTTCATTTTATCTTCCAATAAATATTGTTGCACTAGTCCACATTCAGGGCATACAAAATAATTGATTTCTAAATCTCTGTCATCATTTACATACATCATTCCATATTCTATATTTGGAATTAATCCACCATGTAGTAAATTAATTTTACGATTTATTCTTTTCATTTCAACGTTACACTGTAGACATTTTTTCATTTTTACAATTCCTTCCCTTTTATAACCGACGTTTATTTTACCACAAATACTATAACAAGCCAAATTAACGGAGAAAATTTATGGAATGCAGAAAATGTGGATACGTTATGGAACGGAATTTAGATTTTCGTCCAAAATATGAATTAATCAATAATTATAAAAAAGAAAATAGAAGTATTAAAAGTTTCCCAATTTGTCGGACTATATCTTATTATATAGAAGCATATACCTTGATAAATCGCAGTTTTGAATTCCATTTTATGAAAACTGTGTAAAATATATAGTCCAATTATAGCAAAATAGGACTATATATACTATGCTTTTTAATACGATTTGGCAAGCAACGCTTGGTGCAATACCTGATTTTATTTGTAAAGTGGTATAATTTTTGCAAAAAAGTTCCGTCAACGTATATGCAGGAATCTGCAAATGGCTTAAAAGGGGCGCTTTCTTGCAAAAGTCTATAGTCCTGAAAATTGGGAAACTTTTAAAGTATTCCGCGAAAAATAATTAAAATTTATAAGGATTATAACTATATATGCCAGTGTGAAAATTGTAAAGAAATATACGATTATAATGATATACCTTATGGATTATTTTTTAGTTGGTTGGGATACTCTTCTGTACACGGAGATTCCCGTGAAGCATCTGGTAAAGCATTTATTCGATATTTCAAGTTGGATAAATTATTAAAACTAAAACAGAAAAGAGGGTGGTTTAAATAGGTGAGGTTATATTGTTAAACCAAAACCAAGCAGATACTCTTCTATCTCTTGGCTTCAAATATACCAAGAGAAATGTTGGCAATGATGAAGTATTCGTATTTATACAGACGAATGAATTAATGAAATCGCTATGTTCTAATTTTGAACAAAGCGATTTTTTAATTTCTAATACTGTTAAATTTTGATGAAAGGAGGATGACTGTTGGAAACAGATAATTTTAAAAAAATAGATACAACTGCAAAATTTTCTAACTTCAAAGTTCTCAATCCAGATTTTATTCGTTGTAGATGCAATGTTATGTATCCTGGACGCAACAGAAATTATACAGATATTACAAAAAAAGCTGTATTAAAGCTGATTGAACGAAAAGGGTATGCAAATGTTCCTGTAGTTGGACATATAAAACTAAATAAAAATGGAAAGAAAATCATGGGATCTCATGATAGAAAACTTGAAATCTCTAACGATGGAATTCAGGAAATTAATGAATGTACTGCTATGGGCGTAGTCCCAGAAAATTGCGATCCATCTTTTGAAAAAATAATTGATAAACATGGCATCGAGCGTGAATATTTTAGCGTTGATGTTATTCTTTGGTCGCATTATTTCCCTGACTTGATGGAAACAGCATACAGTGATGAAATTTATTTTAATCACAGTATGGAAATTCGTATGAACGAAACAGAATGGGACGATGATTACATAGTTATAAATGACTTTTCATTACAGGCTCTTTGTCTACTTGGGAAATCTACTGAAAACCCAGAGGACAATTCCGAGCCGTGCTTTGAAGATTCTGTTGTCAAAAGATTTTCTGTCGATACAGATAAATTCAAACAGAACTTTGAACTGATGTTAGAAAAATTAAAACAGTATGAATCAGATGGTACAAGCAATACTGCTACTACCACTGTTCAAAATAATGCAACAAATAATAATCCACAAATGGAGGGAGATCAAAAAATGGATTTAACTAAATTCACCACTCTTCTTTCAGATATTAAATGTGAAGGTAACGACTGTATGAAGTATGAACTTCTATCAGCAGATGAATCAAAAATTTATGTGCTAGATAAGGAAAACGGATGCAGGATTTATTCTGTTGAATATGTCATGGCAAATGATGACCCGGTTATTAACTGGAAGACTAAAACAGAAGGTGATATTACTTTCACAGAAAAATCTGAAGAAAACGATTCCAGATTAACTATGATTTATAATGAATTAAATGAAGCATTAAATAAGAAATATGAAGCTTCATACAATGTACGACTTGAAGAAAAACTACAGGAAGTATCACAGCAGTTTGAATCAAAACAAAATGAATTACAAGCAGAACGTGATACATTAAAGTCTGCATATGCTGTTGCAAAAGAAAAGCTTGCTGTATATGAAGCAGCTGAAAACGAAAAGGCAAAACAAGATCATATTGATGCCGTCAAAGCAACTCTGGAACGATTTGAAAAGAAAATCGGGAAAAGTCCAGAGTTTATTTATTTCAAAGCGAAACTAGGTGACTTTGAGAAAGTTGATTTGGATAAGCTTGACAAAGATCTTACATTAATGTCTGGGGAAATCTTAATTAATTCTAATAAAAGCAAAACATTCTCATATTCCCCAACTTCCGCAAACGTAACTAAATATAGCACTGAAAATGACATCAAGAACAGATATGGAAATCTGCTCGATGGCTTTATGGACTAAAGGAGGATTTAAAATATGGCAAAACATGGTATTGCTGAATCAACAAAATTACATGGTTGCATGAATGTCAGCTTCGTTGCAACTGAAGACGTAGATAATGGTTCCATCGTCGCTAACGGTGGTCTGGCTACTGGATATACGGATGTATATGTAGCTTCTAAGCCAACTAAAAATGATAGAGTGTATATCGTCATCCATCCCGTATACGGGTACGATGAAAGACTGGAAGAAGAAAAAAATGAAGACAACTATACAAATGAAGCTGGAAGAGTTTTCAGGACTTATGAACTTTTGCCTGATAGGAAGTTCAGAGTTTCTAGTGATATGATTACTCCTATCGATGCTTCAACTCCTGTGGAAGCGGGGCAGTATGTTGTTGCCAATGGAACATATAAGATGTCTGCTGTCGCAGCTGAACCAACTGATGCTAAATTTGTAGGTATTGTTGAGACTGTCGAGGAAACTGGCTTCCCTTATTTTGGGAGTTCCAAGGGAGTAAAGACATCTGATATGGGTTATGTGCTAGATACCCGCATTGTTAAAGTGAAAATCAGAGTTATCAAGAACGACTAATTTGAAAGGAGAAAAATGTCATGTATACCAATAAAGAACTACTACAGATGAGCACTCTTATTAGAGATGCTGCTAATAATAGAGTTGCGATGTTTTCTAATGAAAGCTCAGCAAAACATGCAGATGAAGCAATCAGAAAATTTCATGAAGAAATCTTAGGTGGTGAGTTGAATTGGCAGTCTTGGAGAAATAACAAGAATGCCATTTTTACTATCTGGGAAAATGTTCTAAGGCCAGAGCTTCCT